AGATAATTGCCTAATTCTTTTGTTCCACCTTGAGTAACTGGTATAACTGTTTGAGCAAAAGGTAAATCTGCATCAGCTACATCATCTTGATGTAATCCGTTAATTCGTACTTTAACTCGACCAATTTGAACTGGATCATCAATGTCTACAACGTCGCCAATAAACCAGCGAACATTGTCTCCATAAAAACTATTCATTTCTATTCCCTTTTTTTAAATTTCCAATTTTTATCAAATTGAAAGCAATATCGTATTTTTGTACTGTCCGTTTAAACATATGTCTTGCTGAATATATTAGATATTTTCCAGATTTTTTCTTATCTATAACTTCATCAGCAAGAGTTGATTCGTTTAAAGTTGCTAAAAATATAACATCGATATTTCTACCTATAGTCTTATTAAAATCACCTTTTAAAAACTCTATTCCATCTACGTTTATAGTTACCGGATTTTTTTTAACCATTGCATCCATAGAAGCTTTAACTACTTTTAGTTTATACTCAGCCGCACTTTTTGTTTCCCCGTAAGAATTTGTCCAATCGATATTTCCAATTTCAGGTTGAGTCCTAAAGATATTTGATCCACCAATTTTAGTTATATAATTGGTTGTGTGTTCATCGAAAGATTTACCATCAATCTTTTCTCCGAAATGAATTCCTGGATTAGGCTGATCACGACTTAAAATATTATCATCGATCAATTTTTGAAATAAATCTTTTTTTGAATTATACTTAAATTTACGAGTGTTTTCAGTTAGAGTATCAATATATTCATAATCTGCAGACACTAATCCATTTGTAATTAATTGTAACAAATTTTCGCTACCAGGACTAAACTCATAATTTTTTATAATACGTCTTTGTGTAGCAACATCCATGGTGGGAGCTTTAGTACTAGACGCAACAAACTTAGCATCGTCTTTGGAATTTAAAGCTCCTTTTGAAAGTATTGTACCGAGATCTTCAAATATGAGTTCTGGATCAATTAAAGTTGAGTACATATAAAAAGGATAACCTTTTGTAGTAGAAGCTCGAGCAGTCAACCACTGCAGAGCTTCAATAGGATGCAAGTTTGGAATAATACATCTTATATTTTGTTGATCACCAAAACTTCCACCATCGATAGCATCTGGAACACCAGCAAATGGAGTTGCATCTTGAGATCTAATTACATCTTTTTTTAAAAATGTACGTGCAATCTTTTTTATTATTTCAGATGGTTTACCGCTGTAGTGTTTATTAATATTTTTTAAACAAGAAATGTAAACAATGTCTTCAACTAAATGAATTGCTATAACTTTTGCATTGTCTTGAATCTGTTGTTGTTTCTCAATATGATCAATGAAAAACGTTTTAGTTATTGATGTAGAATCATCTTCTGTAGATTTTATTATTATTACTATTTTTTCTGATCCAAAAATATCAGCTTCTTGATAAAAATTTGAATCATCAACAAGTAGCATTCGAGCAGTTAAATATGGCTTTTGAATATGCTCAAATATTTCTAGGTCTGTCACAATAGTTTTAAGTTCTAGATCTTTTGCAAGTCTTTCTGATTCTAATGCAATCGATTCAATTTCAAACGACGTTTTATGCTGCGTTGCCATTTTTAACTTCTCACTGCATCTCTAAATGCTCTAACTACTTCGTTTATAATCGTAGGTTTAATAACTTTTAGTTGGCGATTAGCAGTATTTAATTTTTCAAGTCTGTTAAAATATGTTACTCCAGTTAATAGAACACCAGGTCCAACTTCAGGATCAATGTCTGCGTATGAACCATCTGCATTTTCGTAATGGTGTACAGTATTATATTGATCTGTAAAACTAAAAATTGTAATTGTTTCAATATCGCCATTAGCATTCGTTGAGTTAACGTTTTCACCAGCAATAAATGTACCACTAACATTCTCTAAAAATAACTGACCTAGATCAAGATTTCTTTTACCTATAGTAGCTGTCGCTCCTGAAGATCCTCCACTCAGAGTTTGACCTATTTTAAGTTTGTCAGTAAGTTTACTTCTAGTTGTAATTACCTTTGTGGAATATTTCTCTAAAGATAAATCGTATAAACGAGAATCTGTTACAGGCCACCTTTGTTCTCTAATAGTATCATTCATTAAATAGAATGTCCAATGATATTCTGGAGTTCCGTACAGTTTCGCTGAAACATGATCTGGCCTTTCACCTGGTATAATAAAATAATCTTCATACGACGAGATTGCGTCAGCTACTTGATCTAAAACATCTGTATATATCGAAATATTTTTAAACCTTGCGTTAGTTGTTTCGTCGCCGAACTTGTAATTGATTGTTGGAAAAAATTTAAAATAATTAGACATTTCTTTATCCTACTATAAAATCGTTAGCAATATTTGCAGCTTTAGTGATTGATGTTCCAGCCACTTCCTCGCCATTTTCAAAATGATAAAAATTGTCATTATCTTCATTTCGGATGTCTTGGCGATTTTGTGCTTTGTATTCAACGAAAGTTAATCCCATACTAATTTCTGTAGGTGCACCATCTGCGTGCAAAGCGGGTGAGGTTGGATTATAAGTCGTACTGATAGCTTTTAAATAAGACAATTTAATTGGAGTACCAATTCTTTGAAACTGTCCGCCTGATCCTGATAATAATGTTATTTTAAATAAATCAGGATAATCAAATCCAACAGAAAACTGGCCATTTCCAAATGCACCTATTTGATCTGGATAAGCGTGATATCTAAAAAACTTAATAATTGATTTAACTGCAATTGATTCTGTTGATGAATTTGGAACAAATTGAAATACAAAATTAAATTCACGCGGAGCTACACCATTAAAGTTAGTTCTAATATTAGGATTTAACGTAACACGTGTACTAATCTGAGCAGCATTTTTAATTGTATTAGGGATTAGTGATTTAAAAACTGGTAAGTTTGTAGCTTTCAGCGCCGCAAGCCTAGCTACACTTGCGTCTCCAGAAACAAGAGCAAATGCATCTAAAAATGACTGGCCAAATTCAGATGATGCAGCTGAAGCTGCTGCAGCAATACTTCCTGTAGCATTTAATGCTGCAGAACCAACAGCACCTAAAGTACCAAGAGACGTTGCAGCATAGTCAAATCCATCGTTTACTTGAAAACCACCAATAGGAACATGCAAATCAGCGCGTTCTCCCGCTATGCTGTGGAATTTTAAATTAGACCCAGAACCTACACTGTTCTTGATATTATCTAAACTGAGAATTGGAGCACTTCCTCCTTCTACAGATGCACCAGAACTATTACTGCCAAGACTAACAATTTTTGGTGGTGTAACTCGTATAGCCTGAAAAGCAATTTTAGTGTTATATTGATTTCCCTTTTCGATAGGATATTCAAGTTTACCAGCGTATCCGCCAGGTGGTCTTTCTGTATTCTGCAGAGCCATATCATTTCCTTATAGATAATATTAAATAACTTTCAAGTATTTATAACAGAAACATGGCATATAAAGGTCGATACACAATAGAGAATATTAAGAAATACGCTGGAAATCCATCCAATGTCGTGTATAGATCGTTGTGGGAAAGAGAAGCATTTAAATGGTGCGATAGAAATCCAAAAGTAAAGAAGTGGTCTTCAGAAGAAATGATTATTCCGTACTTTTACGATGTTGATAAAAGATATCATCGCTATTATCCAGACCTTAAAATTGTCTTTGAAGACAAAACAATTATAGTTGAAATTAAACCAGCAAAAGAAACAGTGTTGCCAAATAAAACTGGAAAAAATAGAAGACAATACATAGGTGAAGCAGTAACATACGTAAAAAATATGAATAAATGGAAAGCTGCAAACTCTTTTTGCAAAGATCGTAAATGGGAGTTTCAAATATGGACTGAACACACACTCACCTCGATGGGAATTATGGAGAAGCCAATGAAAAAGATACCTGGGAAACTAAAGCCGCTAAGACCGTATAAAAAGCGCAAAAAATAGTTATAAATACAGTTATGGCAGGCGAAAGTTTATTTAAAGATTTAGAGATCGAAGCATTCCGTGCTGGTATTACACCGCGCACACAACAATCTATACGTTGGTTTCAGGACAAAGCCAGGCAGATGTATCGTGGTAGATTTAAAATGAATCGAGACAAGCTAATGAAAGATGAAGCATTAGAATTAAAAGCTGACCCAGTAACTCGAACTGGTCCACTCGGTAACATGTATATGTTTTTTTATGATCCTAAGCACAAAAAGACGTTACCATATTATGATGGATTTCCGTTAATTATTATGATAGGTCCTGCAAAAGGAGGATTCATGGGATTAAATCTTCATTATTTACCGCCAACTTTACGAGCTAGATTGCTTGATACAGTGTTAGGTGGTAATGGCAAAATACCTATGAAATATTTAGATCCAGCAATGAAACACTATTTGTTTAAACACGTTCGTAGTAAGTTTGCTTTAGTTGACAAACCAGAATGGGAGATAGCAACATTTCTTCCAAGTGCTGATTGGAATAAAGCAAGTCCTACCGAAGTATACAGAGATTCTAGAAAGAAGTTAAGAGCAAATGGCTAGTATATCAGAATTAAAAAGTTCAATTACCTTTGGTGGCGGTCTAGCTCGAAATAACCAATTTCTTGTAACGTTACCATCTTTAGGAGCTGGAATTCCAGCTTTAAGTTCTCTAGGTGATTTAGGCGGAGCAATTAGTGGTGCACTAGCTTTTCTTGGACAAAGAGATATGAATATACTATGTCGTACTGCGCAAATACCTGGTAAACAAGTTTTGACTCATGAGAGAAGAATTGGCATGGAAACTCAACGAGTAGCATATGGTTACGGAGTTGAGGATGTCACATTATCTTTTATGGAAACTTCACGTTTGCCAATTCGTAGATATTTTGATACGTGGCGAAGTCTTACTATCGACGAAGATAATCAAACTGCAGGATACAAAAGAGATTATCAAAAAAGAATTGTAATTCACCAATTAGCTCAGCCTGTTCCAATCGCTGGACTTAGTATCGCGAACTTAATACCTGCAACACTAATGATATCAACTTATTCAGTAGAATTAGTTAATGCATTTCCTACTACAATGGTAGGAGCTGAATATAACAATGGCCAAGATGGGTTTATTGAAACAACAGTACAATTGTCTTATACAAATTGGAAACGTATTCCAGCTGGACAATTGTCTTTCTCACTTAATTTTTAGAGGTAAATAATGGGACTCCCTAAACTACAAAATACATTACAATATGAAATGACAATTCCGTCGTCTGGTAAAAAAGTTAGATACAGACCTTTTCTCGTAAAAGAAGAAAAGAATCTAATGATCGCGATGGAAAGTAAAGACACATCAACAATTATTCATACGTTACTCGCTATTATAAAAGAATGCGTAGAAGATGATATTGTTGAAAAACAACTAGCTACATTTGACGTAGAACATATGTTTTTAAGAATCAGAAGTAAATCTGTTGGTGAATCATCAAAGGTTGCAATGAAATGTTCTGAATGTAATGAGACAACTGAAACAGTTATACCAATTGATGATATTACAGTTGATGTACCAAAAATTGAAAAGACTATTCAATTAACTGACGATATATCAGTAGAAGTAGACTGGCCAACTTACGCTGCTCTTGCAGAATTTAATATTACAGATACTACAAAAACTGAAGATCTTTTTAAAATGATGGCTAAATGTTTTAAAGCAATTAATACTGGAGAAGAAAGAATTAATACTAGCGACGTTAAATTTTCTGAGGTAGAAGAATTTATTGAATCTATGTCAAGCGAACAGTTCTTGAAAATACAAAAATTCGCAGAATCAGTACCTCGTTTAAAACACGATTTAGAATTTAAATGTTCACACTGTGGACATGATAATAAAGTAGTAGTGGAGGGTCTGGAAGGTTTTTTATCCTAGCTCTCAGTCATGATTCGTTAGATAATCATTATCAATTAAATTTTCAATTGATTCATAGATTTAATTATTCGTTGGCTGAGATAGAACATATGATCCCATGGGAAAGAGAAGTATATGTCGCTATGTTAATGAGACATTTAAAAGACGAAGAAGTAAGGATGAAGCAAAATGGCAGCAACTCTTAGAGATGTAATAGAACAATTACAACAGAACCGTGAATCTCAAGATGAGACAACGCAAGAAGTCTTTAGAGTTGGTTCTAGAATAGATGTTCTACTTCAAAGTATGAGGATTCAAAGTCTAGACGCGCTTGACGCTACAAAAAGAGCGTCTTCTCAATCTGCGCAAACGACAGCAACTAAAGGTGCACGAAGTGGCGGTGGCGGAAGTACAATAAATGTGTCAGGAATAAAAGGTCTTGGACTTCTTGGTGGTGCAGGAATATTACTATCAGGTTTAGGCAAGTTCATAAAAGGTGCAGGAATTGGATTAGGTGCAGCATCTGCTGGCTTAGGAGCATTCTTTATAATGTTAGCTAAAGCCGATAAAGATTTACCTAACGGTGGCGAAAATGTAAAAAAACTATTATCAAATGTAGCGAAAGGTTTAGAAGCATTTTCAGATAGAGATGCTAAAGGTTTTGCTGGATTACTTGCAACAGGCGCAATATTTGGTGCGCTAAGAGGACCTATTGGTGGATTAGCAGTTGGTATTGGAATAGCAGCTGTTGGAGCTGGTATAGGTGGATTTATGCTTGGTTTAAACATTTCAGATCTGGGTCTTGACAAGATGTTTAGTCATGGTGAAAATCTCAAAAAATTCATGATAAATCTAGCTACTGGTTTAGAAGCATTTTCTACACAGGGATTGCTAGCGCTTGGCGCTGCAATGGGAGCTGGTGGCGCAGCAGGATTATTATTTGGAGTAGGTAAGACAGCAGCAAAAAAAGGTGGTAAAGCAGGTGCAGGTACAGCATTCTTTGGCTTAGCTGCAATCGGAGCTGCAATTTCTGGATTCATGGTTGCATTAGGATTAGGCGACAAAGGTCTCGGTTTTCTAAAGTCTGACGGAGCGAATATTGGATCTTTTTTGAAAAACCTCGGAGAAGGACTGAAGGCATTTGGTAGTAAAGAATTAGTAGCAGCTGGAACATTACTTTTAGGAAGCGCATTATTCGGAGCTGCAACTGGTGGTGTTGGAGCTGTTTTAGGAGGTATTGGAATTGTTGCAATCGGAACTGCGATCGCCCTATTTGTAGCTGAATTAGCAGTACTTGATAAAGGTCTCGGTTTTTTAAAAGCTGATGGTTCAGGCCTTAGTAAATTTTCAGTTGGAATTGCTGATGCTATGATTGAATTAAACAGAATCCCTGAAGGTATAGGAGAAAAAGTCGGAGCTGTAGGTAAGTTAGGATTGGCACTGGCAGGTTTAGTAACAGGGTTTGGAGTAGCTCAACTTCAAGAGGGCGTAGTAGACGGTTTCAAAAGCCTATCTAATTTTTTATTTGGAACTAAATTTGAAAATCAAGCTACGTCTCGAGCAAATTTTATTAAAACTCTTGTAGATGCAGTAATGCCTTTAC